TGTTTCATGTCCATTAGGTGTCCGGCATCCACACCCCTATGAACACGTCTTAAAACCCCCGCAGAAGCCTCTGTGAACGCACTCTGACCAGCACGATGCGTATGCCCACAAATTACGTTGAAGCCCATCTTGCGGGCGTGTGTGAGGCTGGTGAGCCCCGCGTGCGGGCTAATGCTTCCTTCGTCTCCATGTATGGCAATCCAGCCCTTAGCAATAGGGTGTGGCTTCTTTGCATAGGTAACGCCTAGTTCGTCGAATCTCATAAACTTGTCATAGCGCAGCTCTGGTAATGCTAGGAAGGCAGGTATCTTGCGCATGATGACGTTGTAAAGACGATCCGTGTGGTTGCTTCTGGTGATGGTGGCTTCCTTGGCGTGTTCTACCAGCGACCAGATTACCTCGACTGCCTCGTTGCGATGCTCGTCTAGGGTCTGCTCAAACCAGCCCATCTTGTTTTCTTCCCACTTGCTTATCTGGGGAAGGTCAATCTCATCACCCAGAATCACAACTGCATCGTGCTTAAAGACTTTCAGAAAACTAGCAATGTTACGGACTGCGTGTGCATCGTGGTAAGGCACTTGCAGGTCAGGTATAACTATTGTTTGCTTAATCGTCATCCTCATATTCATCAGGATCTATGGAGCCAATCTTTTCTATTGGCTTTGCTGGAAGTATCCAGTCAGGGTAAGCGTCTCTTTCCATGATGATGCCCATTGCAATATCTGACCTAAAGCCAGCACGGATTAACGCTCTGTACATTTCGTGTAACGATATAGCCCACGCGTCTAGCGCGTTATAAGTGTCTAGGTCTATGACCTTCTTCTTAGCCATAGGATAAGTGTTACTTACCTAACAACTCGATTATTGTATCGACACGCGCTTCTAGCCTAGATACCTGATCCTTAATAGATGAGCCAGAGTTAGGCTTGAGCTCGCTTAGGTAATGCTTAATCATAAACTGCGTATAAGCTGCAAAACCACCAAGAACAGTAACAACTGCTACTGCCCACGCTGCTAGGTCTGCCGCGCTCACTTCTTAGGGGTTGCGTATCCGAATACGCCTGCTAGGACTGCCCACAAGATTGAGCGGTAATCGAGTGCAAAGTTCGATGCGCCCCACGCTGCTAGGAATGCACCTGCTGTAAGGATTGCTGGGTTCTTCATGTTCATTGGTCTCCGCCTATCATGGGTATATTAAAGAACGAGCCATTGAAATCACCCTTGCTCGTAAAGCTGATATGAATATGATGCTTGTGGCTATTGCTTCCAGTATATGTTCGCCAAGCCCAACGCCTTTTGCTTGATGCGATGCGTCCATCGAATATGATGTATTTAATGCGTGAATCTCCAGATTTCGCACAGAGTCGAATCTGGTCTGCAAAGTAAGGCATGAGGTCGGGCTTTGACTTTCGAGTGAGATCGCGGTCAATGTCAATGGCTCGTACAACTGATTCAGCACTTTTATCTGGGTTATGATCAGACTTAAGATGCGAATGTCGAGCATCACCAATCCAGCCGTCCGAGGTGCGATCTCTGTCTGGGTAACTATCATCGACCTGTTCCCTTAACTGCTGTCCTGCCTTGCAGAGCCATGGGTTCATTGTTATCGAATATATTCAATTGGAATTAAATCTTGGGCATACTGATTATCTACCCAAGCAATAAATACATTTTTATACAAAAAGCAGCTTGTGTGACCTACTGTTACTGCACCTGATTCTTCAGTAATTGGATAACCCAATTTTGCACATAAAGCATCATGCCAAATATCAAAAGCTTCTTTTGTTTCCCATTGAAACCATCCACCATTATTGCTCATGACAAACCCCATTTTGTTTTGAGATAGTTAATCGTGCTGGTTATATTGCCAGCAGATGCAATACCACTAACAAAAATAATCTCGGCAAAAGCCCCATTAAAAGCATACCCGCTATCGTCTTGCCTACCACCAATGGATAATGGATATGCAGGGTTAGACGATGATGGAGTTGTAGTTCTGCTGTTATTTTTATTCAATGCCGTGCCGTCTAAATGGGGAATTGAACGATTAGCAGCAGTTCCGTTTGCAGGATCAGAAATAACGTAAAAATAATGATTAGCTGCGCTTATTGCATTATTTGTTCCATTTTCAACTGGACCTGCACCACCGACTGCGTTACCTACGCGATGCCAAAAATAGGTTGTTGTGGGTTCACGATATAATTCATAATCTACATTTGCAGAAGTAAATCCACCAGTATCAGCGTACCCTTGTGAAGTTGATGCGCTGTCTTGCATCAAGACATAAAACGCTGTTGAACCGCCAGAGTTATTTAAGAATGCCCAGTTTGCTGCTGATGAAGCTGTCAAAATGTCATTTGTGCCATCAAAATCTATAACATTTTTACTATTAAGGGTGCGCGTACCAGTAGCAGGGCGTTTGGTTGTGTCTCCTTGAGTCAAGTTGTAAGAATTACCTGATTTATCAGCCCATGTTGCAACGCCACCTGTACCAGTTGTAATTGTTGCTGTATCGGCAGCGTCATACCAAGCTTTTAAGTTCGGTAAATCAAGCGGGCTAAAAGGAGGAATGCCTTTGCCGTGAATAGCTGCTATGGCGTTTAGCACTATGCAATAGCCCCATAAACGCGCCAAGAGTTAGCCGCAAGCTTTACGCAAACTGCGCTCTTGTAACGTGCTAAGACTGGTGATCCTGCTGTTGCTCCCGCGCTTTGGATAGTTGTGGTTGCTGGGGTTGTTGCGGTTATGGTTGTAACGCCCGCACCTTCTTGGCTGACTGTAATAGCAGTTCCTACAGGAAAGTTATAGGTCGCATCGGTTGGAATATAGAAGGTGTTTGACGATGCGTTGGACATGGTTACAAGGACTTGATACTGGTCAGTCGAGGCTGCTGTGTAGCTCGTGCCTGTCTGGGCGTTGATAGTGAACGCAACTAAGCCATTCGCGGCGGCTGCCGTAAATACGTCTCCTGTGCTAAATGGGAATCCTGTTGCCATGTTGCTCCTAATAACTCAATGTAGATGTGCCGATTATACCGTATGTACTGCTTCCAACGATGAAAGCGTCAATAATCGGCTCCAACGTGGTTATTGCTACTTGCATCTTGTTCGCTGTTATATCCCAAGCGAAGCCCTGCGCCTGTAAGGTCTTGGTGATAGTCGAGCCTGACTCTGTGACGTTGGTAATTTCTAGGTTGTCAAAGTAATCAAGTCCGATAAGCGTATCGGTTGGTACTGCTGGATCGAGTAAGTCCACCAGCATCTCGTCAATGCGGATTGTGGTCTCCTTGCGGGTGTTCACATAGTTCTGGGCTGCGCCTAATACCTGCGCATCTGTCTCGGCAATAAGGTTCTCTTGGTTCAACCCATGTGGGAAATACTTGTCAATCGAGGACTGGCTAAACACGTTCTGTGTTGTGCCGCCTACGCGGGTGAATCGGACATCGTTAATAATGAGCTTGTCATCAAAGGCATACTTGACGTTTCTGTATGGGATGCCTGTGGTTTGGTTAAAGACTGTAGGGGCGGCTGCAAGGCTAGAGGTAACTTCGCTGCGTGACTTATAGACGGCAGTTCCGTCTGGGCTCATGTAGAACGCTCCTAGCCCTTCAGAGAACTCTGCGTTCTTAATCGCATCGAGGGTAGTGCGTACTGTGCCTGTGTCTGCAATACAAGTAGCATCTCCTGTAGCAATAGATCGCATAGAATTGGGGAACTGCACGTCATCGAGAATCTTGCCGATGCGTGTGCCTGTGGTCTGTCCTGCTGCGGTATCGGCTACTGTGGCGATATTAGACATTTGCAATAGACGGAAGCCATCGGTGCAAAGGATGTCCACATAGGCTGTTTCCTGCCCCACAGGAAAGGTATAGCGGTAATCATTGACATATCCAGAGAATAGGAAATGGTCTGCTGTAGCTGTGGTGGCAGAGATCCGCAGCTTGCGTAAAGGCACAAGATAGCCGTAGTAAGGCGAGGCTGGGTTCTGTGGGTTGAAGTAGCCTAGCGGATCAAGCACTCGCACAATGGCTGTTCCAGCATCGTATGTGTCCTTCAGAATATTGCGACCACGCCTAATTGAAATGCTATAGACGTTGGGCGTGAGATCAACTGTAGGAATAATTACATCAGATGAGCCGAATGAATTAACACCGATAACGCCGTTATCAGGTGAGCCAATGACAAAGCCAGTACCAAAGGTAGCACCAGAGCTAAAGTCAAAGGTAACGGCTATCTGTGCAGGTAATGTCATCCCGCAAAGCCACCAGTTCTGCGGTTAATGTAGGCAGAGTCTCCAGTAGATAATGACTGATTCTGTAAGCCCTTAGCGATGGCGTCAGTTATATCGCCTTCGCCTGTGACTTTGAGTTCAAGTTGAATAGTGCCGCCTGTGCTGCCGCCCATGCCGTAAGCCTGTGCTGCCGCCTCATAACGTGCAGATGAGATTGCCAAGATTG